CGAACGGTACTTTGATTGATTTAATCTTGCCCGGATCATCTGCTCCACGGAAGTATATTTTCTGTCCTGTGCTTACCCTCGTGATTTCGAGAGGTGACACGGTGCAGTTAAACTCGCTTTCAAGACCGAGAGCAGAGATTGACCACAAAATCTGCTGATACACCGAACTGCGCAGAGTGTCGGCTACCTGACGAAAAATACAGGCGTGCATATCCTCGTTCTTCATAAGCAAATCAATAACATTCAGACTGACGAAAGACGATTTTGTTGAACCTCTTCCGCCGGGGAAAACATATTCCGAATGTTCTTCTTTACCCTCAATATCAAAAAGCACCGACGAAAACGACGGTGCAACCATATTAGCCGGTATTCCTTTGTACTCCGAACCGTCACTCTTTGGCGGTTCAGCCTTTTTTCGTTCAATGTCGAGATAGGCATTGTCGAGCTTGATTTTATGATTTTCAAAAACATTGTCACGGATAATATTTCTTAATTCTTTAATGGAATTAACATCACCTGTTTTAGCCTTTTTGAGAAGTGCCGCATTTACAATGAGCAAATTATTGACCAAATCTTCGTCAATCTCATCAACATTAATTCCCATATCAATAAGCATTTCCCAGTCGGCAGGAGTGTTGGCAGGCAACGAAAGTAACATATCCATAACCTGTTTCATACTCTTTTTACGGCGGCGTGACTTGCCCGAAGCCTTGCCGCCCTTTGCTCCGTTTTTCACGGCTTCATCACGGCTTTGGTCAGATGTAAACGGTATTAAATTTTTCTCATTGGGCAATCACCTCACCTCTTTTATCCGATTTTCCCTCACAACACAAAACCGCCCTCAAACGAGAGCGGTCTGTGCAATTTTTTTAGGGGGACATAAATGCCTATGTCGTTTTGTTGCTTTCTTCAGTTTACATTATATCACCCTGAAACCGAAAAACCGAACAACTTTTACCAATGGTGGCGGTTGCACATAATTCTTATGTTGTCGGGGGTATTGATTCCGCCTGTATCGACTGCAATCTTCGCCCAGCTGTATTTTAAGCCGAGGTGCATAAACAGGCAGTTTTCCACAAAATCGTCCCGTGAGAGGCTGTTCAGTGCCGAGTTTCTACGGATTTCAAGGTTCTGAATATCACGCTGAATATCTGCAATCTGCACCACCGCATTGCCCACTCTGTCGGATGTCTGACCTGACGGAACAATTCGTTCACCCAGCGTCACCGCCGTGTTGTCCGCCTCAGCCCGAATCCGTGCCATTTTCGCCCTGAGCCGTGAAATCTCTCGGTTGATGTCCTTAATCTCTCTTGCTGTCAATCTACTTCACGCTCCTCCTCGTCAAGCATACCAAGTTCCTGCGCCAACGCAACAACAGCGTTTACAATCAAATGCAAATCCTTACCTTTGATGTTACACATATTAAAGCAAACATCGCCCTCATCGTTATCAAGTTTACCAAAATCAATAACAAGTCCCTTTGTAATCGTCTTGCTTTCATTGTTATCGTAATTAACGGTGATATTTTTAATGTCTTTCACACTTCTACCTCACTTTCAAGCCAATGTCTTGTGCAGTCAATACAGCTGTTATTGAATCGCTTTTCCATAGGACAGGCAAAAAACTCATACAACTCCGAGCCATTTCATTGATGCTCATCGATTTGATTTTTTCAAAGTTTGTCATTGTGTTCACACCTCACTTCAACAATTCGTCTGCTGTGACATTAAATAAATCTGACACAGCTATTATGGTTTCGATATTAGGCTCAAATTTTCCCTGCTCATAGTAAGATATACTTGTTCTGCTCAAATAGAGCTTTTCGCCCAGTTCATCCTGCGTTAATCCATTTTTAAGTCTTAACGCTTTTAGCTTTTCTGAGAATGCCATCACTTTTCATCGTCCTCAATAGGCTGATTCCAACATTTAATACAGTTATCGTCACAATCATCTATGTCCATCAGTCCTAATGCACGTGGACATACACCTTTAGGTGTTCCGTCATCGTCAAGCGGAGCATTCGGATAGTTTTTCAAAAACTCGCTCAAATAAGTTTTCTGTGGGTGTTCGTCACTCCACTTCTGCACGATTGCAATTGCCTTTTCAGGATGATACATTTCAAAAGTTATACAGCTCATACTATCAGATGTCCCGTTATTCTGACTGGACAGCGGACACTCGGAACATTTAATTTTGCATCCTTGCCGCCTTGTTCTTTTCGTCATCCTCAACTTTTCAGCGAAATAATTTTCTGTTTTTGAGCAATCAATCATTTTTATCATTCCTTTCTTCTTGTTGTGTATGAAGCTTTTTTTTTCAAAGTTTGTCATTTTGCCTGTTCTCCTTTATCAAACAACATCTTTTATATTTTTTCCGCTTCCACAAGGACAAGGTGCGTTCCTATGACTATTCTTAGGTGGGTGATATGTAACGATAGCGAGAAAAGATATATTACAATCTTGTGTATAATACTCACATATGTCAGCAGGTTCTTTAGTTATATGGGCTTTCATTCTTGCTCCCCCTTTCTTGCTCATTCCATAATTTCAAAATCTCGTGATATTCTTCATTGTTTAAGTTAAGTCCTGCTTTTACATATACGCAATCAACGCAATAACTTGAGTATTGCAATCCGCATTTTTTACAAGGCATTGTTTCCCTCCTTGTACATTTTTGCACCGCAATAAGGGCAATATGGATACAAATCAATGTCCTCGTGAAAAGTGAGAAAATTTTTACACTCAGAACATAAATAATTTGCATAACCGACATCCCCGCTGTCGTATTCCCACTTTCCGTGCCTGATTTCTTCCATTTCACACACCGTAGCATGATTGGGTTTACTACCGTCAACTTCGATAATATGCTTAACTGTTTCGGCATTTTGTTTTGAATTAAAGTATATCGTGTTTACACTACCGTCTGCGAACGGTATATCCAAAGCATAATCACCGGATACCTCACGGATTTTTAATTCTTTTTCAATCATTGTTTTCGTCTCCTTCAAAATTAACAACTTTTCCATTGTCGGTGTAATCTCGTTTGTCAAATTCAAGTTTCAACTTGTCGATAACCACACGGTCGATATGTTCCCAAAACACTTCGTCAGTGTCGGAGTGTTCAATTATTTCGGTCATAGACTTTAGTGCCTTTGCACATCTGTCACGACCAAAGCCGAAATCCTTATGCAAGGCAAATACGATAGTCTTAAAAATTCGCCTTGTCAAGTCATTGATTTCTTTGTCCTTGACTTTCTGGTATTCCCTGTCGGCAAGGCGGTTAATCTCCGCCATAGCTTCTCTTTTCAGCTTAACGGGTATTCTCGCTTTCAATGCTTTCTCTCCTTTCGTCAATCTTATCAAGTGCAGTTACAATCAACGAGCTTTTTGCTTTGGTGTCCATAAGCTCTACCTGATAGTAAAACCGACCCGTTGTATTCCGTCTAATGATACAGCCTTTCAGAACGTATTCTGCACCGTTATACAGCACAACTCTTTCAAGGTTGCGTTTAACTTCTGAGATATTCACAGTTCTTCCACCTTGATGTAAATACCCGAAACCTCTGCCCAAAACTTTTCACATATCTCACTTGCAACAAGTGCGTCATCAGACCAAAAGCCGAGAGCGGTCATACAGTCTTTTAGCATTTTTTGTAGATTGTCCGTGTCGGGCTTTGTTGTACGATATTCGCCGTCCTGATGTTTACCACGAGGAAAACACCACTTTGTTATCAACCTGACACCCAACTTGTACGGTTCTGACGGTTTAAATTTTGCCAAATGTGATGTGAGCTTTTCTCTTGCCTGTTTCACCTCGAGCGGATTGTAAAAAACAGGTTTGCCGTTTTTTACCATAACTTTATGTTCCTGTGCCGTTACGGTCGGCGGTATCATCGCCATAAAAAATTCAGTCTTCGTTGCATTCGATTTCATAATAATCAGCTCCGTGCCATACTTTTAATTTTGGGTCGTAAACTATGTATCCATTAGCGGCTACCTTATCCAATACATAACTTATCAACGCAGAATTTTTGGAAATCCACTTCATTACTTCGTCGTTGATATAACAATAATTCTCTCCATCTTTTCTTCGTTTTAGTGGAGGCATTCTTTTAGCGACTTTTAATCTTTTATCTTTTGAAGTCGATTTGCATTTTGCCATTTTTTACCATTCCTTTCTTAACTTTAAAATTTTGCT